AACAATTTGTTATAATTACATTTTGAATGACATAGGAGAAGAAAATGGCTCATTATGTAATTTCTGGTAGTAAATTGTCAATTGGGATTCTAGTAGTTTCAATCTTCGTTTCAGTTTGTGTTTGGTTTATGAACGCTTTCATTATGCACCTTGATCTGCCTGAAGTTCACCTAAACACTGAAAACAAGTGCGTAAAGGTTGTAAATTTCAAAAATGGGGACGGTTATATGTGTCAAGACGTTGATGTCATTCTGCGAAAATACAAGATCGTCCACGTACAATGATGTGATTATTGGTAGATTACTTAGAATTGTTAAGCGTGTTAGCTGAACAAGGATGATTCGTTCACTTACAATACAGGACTAAAGATCCCGTAGTTTTACGCTCAACGAATAAATAATAAGTTAGGAGATACCAATGAGCGCGTTAAATAAGTTCATCATTTACCAGTGTGACACTTGTAATCGCAAGACAGAGATTCAATTAGACGGGAAGCGTCCAGACCCGGTGAACTGTAATATCACGTTAAAGTGTAGAGGTAAGTTAAAACGAGTAGGTGAAAGCTCATCAAAGCATTTTTTATTCACTCCGATAGTCAGCAATCTTCAAGATTATGTACCTAGGGGGACAAAGATAATACCAAGCTCTGTAACACCTAATGTACCAGAAATCTCAATTTTTACGGGTAGCAATCCGGGAATTTTAACGATAACAGGTTTAAGAAGATCTCAAAGCTCAGTTAATTCATTCGTGATCAATGAACTTAATAAAGGTGAGATGGTTGCTGAAACTCAACCATTAGAGATCTTAGCTCCTCTTTCATCTAAGATCTCATTGATCATGTATGAAATATCCTCTGATATCTTACAGTTCAAAAAATACACGTTTCTTCGTCAAGGAAACGTTCAATTGATCCATGGTAGTGATGACTCTCCTGAAGGGAATAGTTTAAGGTTTACTCAATCTAATCGGCTTCAGGTTAACGTTAACGGGGTTGAACTTGATCCTTCATTCTTTGACTCAAGCATAAATGATCAAATTACGTTAACTCCTGCGATCTTTAATTCATACAGTTTGATTGAGATCCTCGTGTTCAATGATCTATCTAAAGAGATCAATCAAACAAAGATGATTCGTCTTGAATTTTTTCCGCTTAATAAAAATGTAGCAAACAATCTCAATTACCTTGAAAGGTGTGCTTGGGGAGACAATCAAAGCGTCAAGATTGATGACATTGAAACGTTTAATTTGTATTGTACTGACACTTCAAAGTTAGTACAAAACGCGAGTTATGGCATAGACAGCATAGAATTAACTGACAATCTTAATAGTATTAGAACAATTGAACCTTCTCAAGTTAAGCTACTATTAGGTTCCCGCCCTTATTCATTTGAAGATAAAGAGCTGTTTGGATTTGTTAGCGGATCAACGTTAACAGACAAGACTGTAGCTCTTTCTTATAAACAAAATAAAGAATCTGGAGAGTTTGAACTATTGATCAGTTCTGACCATATTACTCAAACAATTCACCAGATAACTCCTACTAACAAGCTTGTGATCAATTCAGCAGTAGTAAACATTGAAATTACAACTTCTATGAACCTAGTTCATAGATACATTTTAGGGCCTGTATGAAAAACTTTTATTATGTCTTAACGTTCAATTTGTCTAATAAACTAATCAAAAAATACCTTGAAGAATTTATTTCTATCAATGACAGCTTAGTAGACTTTAAAGTTCGCTCAAAGCTATTTTTGAACTTTGATGAAACAATTGAACATGTAAATTTAGACTTTGATAAAAAAGCTAACTTGATTTTAGGGTCAGATGAAGCACTGTTTAAGATTGCTTCAGTGATAAACCCAGCTTATGCTAGCCCAGAAGTCATGGAAGACATGATTGATGAATTTGGAGTTGAAGCTGCTGAAGCTTGGGACAAACACTGCTATGGGATTGAGTTCTTCCTAGAAGATGTGATCGTTGATCAAAATTCTTGGATGTGTAAGTATGAGATCTTTGGAACTACTGATGGAATTGAGCTCAGCGGGAACGGAGACTTTGTAATTTCTGCAATGCAGGTACAGCCGTACACTTCAACATATCATTGATCGCAAAGATCGGTGATAATGAAAAAGTACTTGATTGTTGGTTACTCCATACTTTAGGTCAACTACCACACCCTAAAGGACGTAGCTTGCCCACTCCCATGACCAACCAGCATTGTACTGGATCTCTCGATTTTACTAGTCATTTTCTGTAGGGCCACTGGGATCTCTAGTCCCAAGTCGCCTGTTGCTTGCGACTATATTTTTAGTTACTTTGACAAAATCATTTCACTAGGTAAATGTAACAACTTGGTTATCGTCATTACATGATTATTTATACAAGTTAAAAAGCACGCCTTATATCCCTGGCCTAAAGGCCAAGGTTTTACGGCGACATCCGATAAATGTTCTTATTTTCTCAACAATGTTATAATGTTTATTCATAAACGTTTCAATCCTCAATCTTTGTAATAAAGGAATTATAACATGGCTCGCAAAAATAAAGTTGAATTTTCTCTAGAAACACTTCTTGCAAACACTACTAGCAGTAAACAGCTAGAAGGTTTTATCGAAGAGCTCATGCTCTGCAAGATGAAGATCAAGTCAGAGCGTGAAGCAATTAGTGACATCATCAAAGAGTGTAAGGATAGTCTGGGTGTACCTGGAAAGATCTTGAACGGTCTAGTAAATGAAAAGATGAATCCAGGTTCAATTGATCAACAAGTACATGAGATTGAAGAAGTACAACAGATCGCAGAAGGTCTAGGGATCTAATATGCAAGAGGATGAAATCAAAAATAAAGTCAAGAAAGAGATTGCGTTTCAATTAGGTATCAAAGAATCACAAGTCCATCTTGACTCAACTTTAAAATCACTTGGCGCAGATTCTCTTGACATAGTTGAGATCGTGATGCAAATTGAAATTCAATTTAACGTTAACTTTAATGAAAACATTGATTTCACTACGGTTCATGATATTGTTGAGGCAGTCAAGAGTGAAATTAGTTTCATTCCTCAAAAGCAATTTGAACAAGAAGATATTCCCTCACTGACTGAAATAGATGCACTACTTAAATCAGATGATGTTGAAGGTGTTGACATCTGTGATCAAGAAAGCGAAGAGACTCTACCAATAAATCATAACAAGCGTTGGGAACAAGAAGATGATGATAAGGTGATCTTGATGTTTGCAGCAAGATCAAGTGTTGAAGTGATTGCACAAGAGCTTGGTAGAAGTGTATCTTCAATCTTACATCGGCTTGCGATCAAGAAATTGCTTAAATATGATCACAAAGAAGCTGCGTACTACACAACTCCATCTCTTTTCTACAAAGTTTAAAACATGTTTATCTCTTCATTTTATGACCGTTACTCTGACAAGGTTATAGTTTGGGAAAAAACTAATTCTGGAAAGAGAATTAGAGTAGAGCATCTTAGTCCGTATTATTTCTACGTCCCATCTAAGACAGGTACATTCACTGCAATCACAGATGAAAAACTTGAAAAATTAGAGTTTAACTCAAAACGTGAATTTGATGATGCATGCTACAAATATGAAAAAAGGTTTGAGAGTGATCTAACTACTCAAGAAAAAGTTATGATGACATACTTTGGAAAACCAATTCCGAAGTTAATCATCGGCTTTCTTGACATTGAAGTTGATTATGATCCTTCGATAGGATTTTCTAGACCGTCAAATCCTTACGCTCCGATCAATGCAATCACACTTTACAGAACTGATCTAGAAGCATACTTTACGATCGCGATACCTCCCCCTGAGTGGGGGAACAAACCTCTTCCTGACGAGATGATAGCTGATAATTATTTTATCGTCAGGTCAGAAAGAGAGCTACTTGAGCAGTTCTTGATGTTGATTGAAGAAGTTGACGTCCTGACAGGTTGGAACTCAGAATTCTTTGATATACCCTACATCGCAAAGAGAATTGAGCTCTTGTTCGGTCAAGCAGCACTTAAAAAGCTAGGATTTGAAGGAGCTCCTGCTCCTCGGTGGGGTGAAAAAGATCGGTTCAAGGGATCTTCTGAGAAAGAACTGGTGATTGACCTTCAAAGCCGAGTTCACCTTGACTATATGGCTCTCTTCAAGAAATTCAACCTCGGTGGACGTCAATCTTATGCGCTAAATTCAATCGGTGAAGAAGAAGTTGATGAAAAGAAGATTGAATATGACGGAAGCTTACATGAGCTCTATCATAATGACTTTGCTAAGTTCATTCTCTATAATAGACATGACGTTCGAATCATCATCAAGATTGACAAGAAATTTAAGTACATTGAACTAGCAAATGAAATGGTGCATGAAGCTACAGTAAATTTTTCAGCAATCTTTGGTTCTGTGCAGTTAATTGACACCGCAATCATAAACTTCTGCCATTCTCATCTCAATCGAATTGTCTTTGACAAGGTACATAAACCAAAACAGAGCGTTGAAGGTGCGTTAGTGATGTCTCCTGTAGTAGGACTTCACAGAATGATCGGTTCTTGTGACATTAACTCACTGTACCCTAGTACTTATCGTTCTCTGAATCTATCACCTGAAAAGATCGTAGGTCAGTTGGCAGAATATGAAGAGGGATGGAGAGCCATTTATAATGGAATCAACAATCCTGACAATGATCTCAATATGCTGAAGACCGTAACGATCATTCCAGAAGATTCTCAGGAAGAGAGAGTCAGCTTATCAGTCAGAGAGATGATTGACTTATTGAAACAAAACAAGTATGCAGTATCAGGGTACGGTACGATCTTAGACCAGGGAAACGGAGAAGGGTTAATTCCAGCAGTATTAACTTACTGGTTTAACGGTCGTAAAGAAATGCAAGCTCTAAAAAAGAAATACGCTAAAGAAGCAGATTTAATTTTTGATAAAGGAATCAAACTTGATAGTCTTTTAGATAAATAAAATCATGGTATCTACAAAGAAGGATGTTATGATGATTTTTGTATATAAAACTGTCAATAGAATTAATTCTAAATATTATATCGGTGTCCATGAAGGTTCAGAAACTGATGAATATCTTGGATCTGGAACTTATTTAAAAGCTGCGATTAAAAAATATGGTATTGAAAATTTTACAAGAGAAATTTTACAAATTTGTGAAACTAAAAATGAAGCATATAACATAGAAAGAAGTCTTGTTACACCTGAACTAATAGATTCTGGTGTGTGTTATAACTTAAACGTTGATGGGTATGGAGGATGGTATCATATAGATTCTTCAGGTGACAATAATCAAATGAAAAAACGAAAAGTTTCTGCAAAAGTTTGGAAGTCTAGAAAAGATAATCCATTAGCAGTTTTAAAACAAACAGAAACAGCAAAAGAAAATATCAAAAAAGCTCATAAAGCAAATATTGGTTCTGTTAGATCGGAAGAAACAAGAAAAAAAATTTCATTGTCCAATAAAGGACAAACAAGATCAATAGAATCTAAACAACGAATGTCAGATTCAGCGAAGAAAAAACCAAAAGCATCAGAAGAAACAAAAAAGAAAAGATCAGAAAATGCAAAGAAGCAAAATAGAGATATGTCTCTTCTAGCAAAAGGCATAAAACGTTCTGAAGAATTTAAGAAAATCATAAGTGATCGCATGAAACAACAACATGCTAATCAACTAGAAAAATATACTTGTATGTACTGTGGTTTAGAATCTAAGTTAAAAGCAAATATCACTAGGTGGCATAATGAAAACTGTAGACATAAAGAATCTAACAAAGTCTCAAGCTCTAGCATTAGTTGAAACTGGAGAGTTAGTTCTACATAAAAATAAACTATATACAATAGAAGATTTTAATGAAGCTATAGAGCTTCAAGAAAAATCAGATTATAATGATATGCTTCAGGGTGTTCGAAAAGTATTGTTAAATTCTACTTACGGAGCATCTTTGAATGAATTCTGCCGCTTTCATGATCCTCGTTTAGGAGCTTCAACTACAGGTTCAGGCCGACAGATTACGACTCACATGATCAATACAGTATCAAGATGTTTAATGGGTGATAACGCTCCTAAGGTCATAAAAACTATCGGATTTGATAAGAAGACAGGTGAATCTATCAATGATTATAGTGTAGCAGTACCATCTGGAATTGGACCAATTTATTCTGACACAGACTCCTGTTATTTTGTTATGAAAAATTTAGTAGGTGATTCTATTGAAGACGCGATTGCTTGTGCAGACGCAGTAGTATCACAGATAAATGATTCATTCCCTGAATTCATGAGAACTGCATTCTTATGTCAACCAGGATTTGATAATCTGATCAAAGCAAATCGTGAAGTTGTAGCTACCGCTGGGATATTTAGAGCCAAGAAAAAATATATCTTGCACGTTGCTGACATGGAAGGAAAGAGATTAGATCCAGCTGATCCTAAGTCACTTAAGTCTCAGGGAAGTGACATTAAGCTCTCATCAACACCTGAAACGATCAGAACACTCCTAAAAGACGTTACCATGATGATCTTGAACGGAAGTGAACGTCAACTGATTGATGATTATATTATCAATTTTAGAAAAAATCTACATGACAATCATAACATCAATCCTCTTGACTACGCAACAATCACGTCAATCAATAACATTGATGAGTATTTCATAAAATGGAAAACGATTGAAAAACCAGGGTTAGGTAAAGCTAATCTACCCGCGAACGCAAGATCTTCAATTAACCATAACTTGTGTGTAGAAATGTTTGGAGATAGTGATACTCGCCAAATCATATCAGGAAATAAGATCAAGATCGTTTGGCTAAAACCAAATGATCACGGTTTCTTAAACATGGCCTTCAACTCTGACACTCTTAATCTTCCAAAATGGTTTACTGACAACTTTTCAATTGACGTAAAGTTAACTGAAAAGAAATTAGTTGACAAGAAACTTGAAAACATTTTTGAGCCGATCGGTTGGTCTGTTCCAACAGTACAAACACAGCTTGTTGCTAAGCTATTAGACTTCTAAATTACATAATAACCCATCTTTACTGGAGTTTTAAATGGAAACACAATTAGATGTTGAAGATAATCTATCTGAAAACGCAAGATCTTCAATCAACTACTATACCTTATGTGACTCTAACCTGATCAGTAACACCAAAACATTCAAAATCACCATGAACCTCAGGATAGTTAAAACTAAGCAGTGGTCTGACGTATGTGATACTTTAACTTATGATCGTTTTCAACAAGCGTGGATTTGTATTGAGACAGGAGAAGTAGAGTGGAGAGATATTGAAGTAGTACAAGAATCCTAGATTTACCCGATAAATGACATCTTTTTAAAAGATGTGTTACAATTTAACAGTCAATTTTTATAACATACGGAGATATATTTTGAAACTTACTACCGATTCAATCACAAAATTAGATTCACTCGTTCAAACAGCTCTCACTGCTGGTATTAAAAAATTGGTAATTGAGAGCGGAAAGATTCGCGGAATTGATGAAAAACAATCAGTTGCTATTATCACTACAGACAATGTTCCTGACTTTGAAGGGAAGCAAGTAGGGATCAATCGTCTAGAACAACTTGCTGCTCGTATCTCACTGGTAAAAAATCAAGGTGATCTTTCAATTGAAGCCACTGAAGCTCCTAATGGCTCTGATATCTCTATCCTTGATCTAAGCTGCGGAAAAACAAAAGCTCAATTTCGCTGTGCTTCAATAGAAGCTATAAAGGGTGTACCCAAGAACGTTGCTGACACCCTAGTCTGGGAGATCAAGATCGGGACAAAAACTCTTCCGATCATCTCGCAAGCAGTGAACGCCATGGGTTCTGAAACTGTGACCGTTGCTTCTAAGGATGGGGTTACTGTTTCAATTGAATGTATTGACAGAAACAAAGACGTGTTTACTACCGATCTAGATGATGCTCCAGTCTGGATCGGTCAAGGTGCTCAAGGGACATCATTCTGTCAGAAATATCCAGCAAAAACATTTGTGTCTTTGATCAAAGAAGCTCTAAAAACAAGTGATCCTGTAACTCTCCTATTAGGTGAAGGTGGAATCTTCTCCTTCAAAGTAAATGGTTTCACTTTCTTCATGTTACCTGTAGCTTAAATTATGTCACTCTTTATTTCAATTTGGAACAAATATCTAGGTGGACGTAAGAAACCCTGGATTGATCTACAATATGTTGACGGTAAACTTGTCGGTAAAGATTTCAACAAAGCCTTCATTGAATCAGTAAAAAAGAAGCATGAAGACCTTACCGTTGAAATGAATGACCAGCAAGTTGTTGAACTGTTCTTGGGTAGAGAAAACTTAGATATAGAAGAACCTCGACTAGAGGTTCTTCACTCTGGTATCACCGAAGACGGTCGTGTGAAGATGACTCTTGACTGGAACACAGCTTTTATTCGTCATTTAGCTGATAACGGAATCATGGCTGAAACAGAAGAAGAAGCGATTCAGCAATACATGTCTCTCTTGACTCACAACATCGCTGAAGATATGCATGAAGGTATCTCAAAAAATCATCTAGATGAAGCGTTCAAAGATCTTGAAGCTGAAACTCTTCGTGAACTTGAAGAAGCTGCGAGACAAGCCGAAGAGAACGTAAGAACTTCAAGAAAACTAAAACGTAGAAGAGTTGTGAATTGATGAAAAAGCTTCCGTCAAAAACAATAATTGTTGACATTTCACATCTTTTATTCAGAATAGCATCAGTTCAAAAGATTAATCCTTACATGAAAGATGCGTCTACTGAAGATCTTGTAAACATTTGTTTCCATATCTCTTTACTATCTATCTATAAGTGGTACAATAAATTTCACCCTGACTTTGTTGTATTTGCGTTTGAAGGAGGAAATAACTGGAGAAAGTCATTTACTGCTAAAGCTGGATCAAGAAAGCAGTACAAGGGAGATCGAGTAGTTGACCCTGAAATGAAACATTATTATCAATTGTTAAATTCATTTCAACAAACGATGAAAGCTCACACTTCAATTTGTTGTTTAAGCATTCCTACCATGGAAGCTGATGATGCAATTGCAGGTTTTTGTCAGTTATACGCACGCGAAGATCATCAGATCTTCATTATCTCAGGTGATAAGGATTTTACTGGACTGTTAAAGCTGCCCGGGGTAAAGTTAGTAAACCCAGATAATGGAAAATTTAGAAATCAACCAGGTGACAAGGGATATGAACCTGACATTGATTTTTGGACATTCTTGAAGTGTGTAAGAGGAGACATGGGTGACCATGTACCTTCTGCTTTCCCTCGTGTTAGAGAAACTAAGATCAGAAAAGCTTATGACAATGAGTATGATCGTATAAATTTCATGAATGAAACATGGGTTGAAGTGGTGTTTGAAGAAATAGACGGTCAAGAGGTAAAGAAAGAAGTAACTCACCGAGTGGGTGATCTATTTGAAGAAAATCGAATCTTGCTTGATCTATTTCAGCAACCAAAAGAACAGCGAGATATATTGCTTGAAGGTATTAAACAACAAGTTGAAGATATCGGAAATTATTCTCACTTTCACTTCTTGCGGTTCCTAAATGAGTTTGATCTCCAACGACTGAAGGAAGATGCAATGAAATTTGTTGATTTATTTGCAAATAATCAACGATTTCTGAAAAGTGAAAAAGAAGTCAAAAAACAACAAGCTCAAGAATCATCTGCTGAAGTAAAACAGAAATCTTCTCTGCTAAACTTCTAAGATCTTATTTATACTTTTCTTTAAAAGTTTCATCAAACTCTTTTGCACCGTAGATATAAATAAATCTAACGAATGAAAGATTTCGTCTAGACTAACACAAATAGATAGGAGTATTACCATGGCAGCCCCAAAGACTAAAACAAGATCAATTGATGAGCGTTTGATGAAGACGACTCTTAATCACATTTTCAACTTTGACATTTCTGGTGACGGTAGAATGCGTGAAGTTGCTGTAGTTAAAGCTGATAGAAATCCAGACAAGTCAATTCGTTCAATCTATTACATTGACGTTGCATTGCTTGACAACGTTGATAAAGGTCGTTTGAAGACAATCGTTACTAGCCGTCACTCTGACAAATATGAACTATGGGACCTGCTTGCACAAAGCACTCTCAGTAATGGGAAAAATGCATTAGATTATTTCCATCAGTTAGTTCGTTCTGAACAAGGTGTAGGAACTGTAAATACATCTTTAGGTGGTGGATTAGCTGGAGTTAAGAGTGAAGGTGCTCAGATCATCGGATCTGAATTCTCTGATCCTACCTCAGCTGCGCTTGAGACTCAAGCAGCTTCTTAATAAAACGTCACATCAAATAAACGACAAGGTGTATGTGCACCTTGTTGTTTATATTTTTTAATAATCCATTTTACACTCACATTACAAGATGATATAATATCTTGTAATGCAGACTTTATTTTATAAAAGGAGAATCATAAAAGAAAATACTGATCGCATTAGATTGTGATCTCAAAAGCCTAGTAAACATACTTCCGTGTTTACGTAACTTAAGGGAATCAACATGAAACTGATCAATACACTTTATATTGCTCTAACCATCGCAGTAAGTACAGTAGCTTGGGTTTACACTAAACCTCTAATCACTCAAAATGGAACATCTGTAATTTACGCCATGTCAATTGATGGTAAAAACGGAGGAAAACCACTCACCGTTAAACTTTCTAATGACATCTCAAATCGTCAACATGAACTTCTAAGTTTTGCATATGAAGTTGCTAAAGCTGACGGAATAAAAAATCCACAATACCTTCAAGGTATCTTGATGCAAGAATCAAAAGCTTGCGGAATGAAGAACTTTCGTGTCGCAGGTCTGTCAAATAAAGAAGGTGATCGATATTTTGGTTGCGGACAGATCAAGCTAGCAGCTGCTAAAGCAGTAATGAATCGTTACTCAGATATGTGGAAATATCTTGAATCAAAGACTGTTGAAGAGCTCCAAGCAAGATTGATCCTAGATGATAAATTTAACATTCGGGTAGCAAGCAAGTACGTTCTCATGATGGGAATTAATGAAAATCCAACAAGAGCGATTACTGCATACAACGTAGGTCCAGGTGCTGTAGTTAACGTAAATTCAAATACTCATGGATACACGCTAAAAGTTAAACAGTTCTCCAAACAAGTGAAAAATGTACCGACCGTTAATAATGAATTACAATTATCAAGTAATTCTAATATGACAAGGTTGGCTCTGATTGATCGATACTAAAGACGACATTGAATCTCTAATACGACGTTACATACCCTTAGGAAAAAGATCTCCTAAAGGGTATGAAGTTGTAAAGTGTGCACTTTGTAATGATTACAAAGAACGTGGTGGTTTCAAGTTTGAAAATGATAGTGTGCATTACTCTTGCTTTAACTGTAGCACTAGTACTGGTTACAACCCAGAAGAAAATCGACACTCGATCAAAAAGAAATTCAAAGAAGTTTTATTAGCTTTCGGAATACCTGAAAGTGAAATTGAAACTTGTATTAGCTTTAATTTTTTCAAGAGCTCAACTTCTAAACCTGAAGTGACTGAAAAAAAGTCAAACTTAGAGTTCCCATCAAAAGAGATTCCACTTCCACATAATTCAGTTTTAGTCAGGTCTTTTTCATCACCCTGGTGTGATGTAGCTGATCACTATCTAAAACGAAGAAGTCTTTCTTGTAAGGATTTTGATTTTTACGTGACAAACGAGACATCTTACGCTGGACGATTGTTGATCCCTTATTTCTTTAGAGGAAAGATTGTCTTCTGGCAAGGTAGATCTTTAGATGACAGCTTGATCTCACCTAGATACAAAAATCCATCAGCTAACAAAGAAAATATCTTTTTTAACATGGATGAGATCTATCGTCATACTACAGAACCCTTATTTGTGGTCGAAGGACCTCTTGACGCTGTGTCAATTGGTAAAAACGCAATAGCTCTAACGGGTAGCACTCTCAGTGAATTTAGACTACATGAACTAAAAAAAGTTGCAACAAAGCGAAAAGTAATATTTGTAATTGATAAGAACTTAAACGGATACAAGCTAGGACAAAAACTTCTCAAAGAAGAAGTAGAAAATTGGTTTATCACCATGTTTCCTGACAATATTGATGATTCAAATGATGCACTCCAACAATTAGGAAGAATCTGGACAGTAGCTCACTTGACTTCAACAGCAGTCAACAAGTTCCAAGGGAAACTAGCGCTAGAGCTTAACTGCTCTAAAACATAAAATAAGCAGGTCATCATGGAATTAGAAAAACAACGGTTATTAGTAAACTATTTGATCTCTTCACAAGAACTTTTTGTAAAAGTAAACCCAATCTTAAAAAATAAGTACTTTGATGTCAAGATCAAAAACGCAGTAGGTTTCATTCAAAAGTACTTTGATGATTATAAATCACCACCCACTCCAGAACAGATAAAAGCTGAAACTGGTCATGATATTTCGCTACACTCGTCACTAACTCGTCAAGAACTAGCATACGCCGAAAATGAAATTGAATGTTTCTGTCGCAATAAAGCGATTGAACATGCAATCTTAGCTTCACCGAAGTTACTAGAAGAACAAAAGTTCGGAGAGATTGAAAAGTTAATTAAAGACGCAATCACTGTAAGTTTACAGCGAAACATTGGATTAGACTATTTTTCTGATCCTGAAGCTCGCTTAAAACTTCTCTCTTTGAGCAACAATATGACTTCAACGCTCTGGGCTCGTCTTGATGAATACTTAGGGGGTGGTTTAAATCGTAAAGAAATGATCATCTTTGCTGCACCCCCAGGAGTAGGTAAATCACTTACCATGGGGAACTTAGCAAAAAATCTCATGAAACAAGGGTTGAACGGTTGTTACATCACCCTTGAATTATCTGAAGAAGTCACAGCAAAGCGATTTGACTCGATGTTTTCTGGGATTCCTCAGATTGACATCTTGAAAAACATCACCAAAGCTACTGTAGCAATTAATCAACAAAAGGAAAATCACGGACATCTTCACATTAAACGGATGCCTGAATCGTCTACAAATGCAAACCATATTAGAGCATATTTAAAAGAATTTGAGATTGTTAACGGATACATTCCTGATTTTTTGATAGTAGATTACCTTGATCTAATGTGCTCAGTACAGAATGTTTCAGCAGAAAACACGTTCATTAGAGACAAGTTTATCTCTGAAGAACTACGTAGTATTGCTAATGAGTTTAACTTGATCATGATCACAGCATCTCAGTTAGGTAGAGGGGCACAAACGTTAGAGAATGGAATTGAAGATCTTAGTCAAGCTCACATTGCAGGTGGTATCTCAAAAGTGAACACAGCAGATAACTTAGTAGCAATCATTCAAACACCACAGATGAAAGCACGAGGAGAGATGATGTACAAGCTACTCAAGACTCGCTCTTCTAACGGTGTAGGTAGCATCTTTATGCTCAAGTTTAACTCTTCATCACTAACTTTAGAAAACTTAGAAGAAGAGGGTAAAGGTCCTTCTAAGATGGCTAACGCAGTTTCAAATTATAGTAAACAAAAGACTGAAAATTCAATTACTAAATCTAGTTTAGGTGGTATTACTGGGCTTCCATTTCAAGTATAAATTAAAAGTGTAAACTATCGCTTCACGAGGAACCTTGGGTGCATGGTTACCCCACTTATCATAATTGACATAAAATTCTACATTTATTTGAGTGACATAAATAGAACATGAAACTTTAATTCATGGCGAATATGAAACTTAACTTTAAGTCATTTAATCAAAAATTCTTAACTGAAGGCTCAGACTTCGGGATTGCACATATTGAAGATCTAGACATAGAAACCTTCATTAGATCAATCGAAAACATTCATAAACTTGAAGCTATTCAAAAGCTTGATGGCGCAAATCTTAGAGTGGGAATTGATGAAAATGGTGAACTTTTTACTTCTCGTGAACAAAAGGGTGGTAAGCGTTTTTATAATGAGCATGACTTCCCTAAAAATTCAGCATATGATGCTTTCAAAGCAGCACATCTTGTCTTAGAGAAGGTTGAAGGATCAATTCAAGAAGTTCTTGACAAGGGTGAGTCAATTAATCTTGAAATCATCTTCGGGGCACAGCCAAATACTGTATTTTACGGAAAAGATAACGTAAATTATATTGCTCTATTAGAGATGGTACAAGGTGATGACCCTTCAGTTAAACCTGATCAATCAAAGATTCAAAAGCTTTTGAAGCTCTTGAAGGGTAAAGTATACAACATCAGATCAACCTTTGCTGATACTATTGACGGAATTACGATTGTCAAATCTCCTCGAGTTACTGATTGGAAGTTTACCACCTCTGATAAAGTACCCAAGAATGAAGTGAGTGAAATTGATTTTTCTGAAAAACTTTCAGAACTAAAAAGATTTCTTCGAGCAGAAAATGATGCTGCTCGAGATGAAGGTCGTGACCTTACCAACTTTGAAGTATTAAAAGATCACTCCAAGAGCTTAGCTGAAGAGAGAAAGACACTTTCAGAAAAGATCATGACTGATTTTAAGCTTCCAATAAAACAAAAGTTACTTGATCTAGTCTATAAACAAAAACCTTCACTTAGAGGTGATATTGATTCTAGCGGAGCTTATTCTGGAATAGAAGGGATCATTTTTACAAACCCTGAATCTAGAGAACGTTTTAAAGTAGTAGACAAAGATGTGTTTACATCAATCAATAATTTTAACTATCAAGCTAGAAAAAGCATTGCTGGTAGAATTGCTAGCGCAGACCAAGATCTACCGATTGAATCTAGAGGTGGAATTGTAGGTGAAGCTAAACTTAGATCGATTAAGTTATTCAGTCTTGACAATGCTGAATTGCCGATGCAGACAAAGAAAGTAATTGAAAAGTTTAAAGGTGACACTAAAGTAGAAACTATCCATAATTTAGCCAAGTCATTACATCAACTAAAAGTACCTTCAATCAAGAGAAAAATGCAAGCTATCTATATTTCAGCGCTAGATGAGCTGGAAGGAGCTCTTGACGCGTTCAAACAGAATGCAAGTAACTATGAATTAGAACTAAAGAACGGTAAAAAGATAAAGTATACTAAAGAAATTCAACGTCGAACTTTAATGGTTTTTGCTGAAGCAAGAAAAAATATAACTTCAATGATCTCAAAGATTCGTAGAGCTAATGACATGGATGACTTAATTGAAATCTTCTTTGACGCTCAACTTAATCAAATTCACGGAGAGTAAATGAAAATTCTAGCTACATTACAAGAAAGTGTAAACTTAAATCGATTAAAAGGTGCTTCGTTTGATAAGGTTCAACAAGCATTTATGGCTAACTATTTAGCAGCTCTCCTATTCTTGAAATTACAAGATCTAAAGGGATTGAAGCTAATAAATGATCCTAGTCACGCAAATCTTAAAAAGTTTTCAAGTTCGATGAGTGATTTAAACTTTTGGGGTAGATCTCTATTTTATTCAAGTGACTCTGAAATTAAGAATCGAATGATGAACGGTCATGCTGAAGTGTTGGCCGACTCAGCTGGACGAATTTCATATCCTAGAATCCAAAAGATCATGAACGTCCCTCTAACAGCACCTGACAGAATTGACTGGCAGGATACCATCTCAGCGGTTGCATTGTTAAGATATCGATTTGACATCAAGAGCTCTTATCTTGATAAAATTCTACGATCAATTTATAAGTGGGATACACTTGGAAGCGCAGCTAAACAAAAAACCATTAACGATTCGTTTATGTTCTTAATGCAAAGTGATTCTCAATCAGCACTCTTACCTAGACTTCGTAATCTAGAAAACACTATGATGGTAACTTCAATCACCTCACTTGTTAATAAGGTTCTTGGATTTAAACGCCTTCATGAAGATGGAGAAGGTGGTGCAGTTACAGCAGTTTCTGGAGATGCGTCTTCAACAGCTAGTATCGGTACTACTAATAATGCAATCATTGACCCTGGATCTGCTGGTTCTAGAGATCAAGACACAGATCTAAGCGGTTTGTACCGGTTAACTAAACTATCAAAGATACAAATCTCTAAAAAAGGTCGTTTCACCATTAGAAACGGAAAGATCGTAAAGAAAAAAGTTAAAAGTCTTGAATACAAGAAGTTTAAATCACCTGACTTCATGAAACCAACCAAGAAAGGAATTGAAAATGCAACTAAATGAAATGATGAGAAAATTAGCTCCTGAATTTGGGTTCTTAGCTGAAGACTCTAAAAATATTGAAAATGAAGTAATCGCTAAGCTAGACAGATCAATTAAGTATGATGAAATTGACACCATCACGTTTGGAATTGAAACCGATGACGGAAAGATCGTCAAAGTTTATGTAAATGCTGAACAAGCTGATGATTTTGAAAAAGCTCTGGCAGATAAATTGGGTGAAGTAGATGACATTGAAGAAGTCTTAAACGCGCTCTCAAAAGACTTTGAGATTGTTGACGTTGAATGGCCATCAAAAAAAGAAATTTCTGATATTGATGAAGAAGGTGAAGATGGAGAAGACACCGGAAAAGAAGTTCTTGATCCGAAAGTATACAATAACGCAAAGGAACGCATTGACATGGAAGATAAAATGAAAACCCCAAACTTTGAACAACTATCATCTGACGAACTAGAATTGCTTGAAGCGGATCAAAACTCAATTGAAAGCCGCTTTACTACAGCGACTCAATTAATGATCTACCATGCGATCATTGATCTTGGAATCCCAGAGATGGCACTGATACGTAGCCCATATCGCCCTCAAATCGTTAAAGGAATCAAGGACAAAGCGTTTGAGATGATGAAAAATTCAGCACTTAAGAACGCTTTAAAAACTTTCATTGTTCGAAGCATTGATTTTGATGAAAAGGCAAAGGAAAATGAAAAAGAAAACGCTGACGTTAAAGAGTCACGTATCAATGAAGATGTAGGTAACTGGAACTTTAGCATGTCTAAAGACATGCTTACGATCTCAAATAGCATGCTCAAGATCACACTAGACGCTGAAGAAGCTGAAAAGGTTGTTAAGGGAATCAGCAACCATGATGCTGTAGTAGTTAGAGACGCTGAAGATACTAAGAAAAAAGTTGTGTTCTCACCTAGAGGATCAAAATTAGTTGTTAAGCAGATCGGAACTCCCGAGGGAATCACGATGAGCTCTAAAGACATAGACGACCTGATTGATATTATATCATCATCAACAGATGAAGTTAAAGAAAGTATTGATAAGTCAAAATCATTGATCAGTAACTTAGAAGCTTTTGCAAAAATTAAGCTCAAACCAGGTAGAAACATAATCAAAGGATATCCAGTTACAATTGAAGATAGTGATGGAAGCTTCGTTGACATGACAGCTGTAGATAAAGATGCTTGCACCAACTTATTGAAAGCTCTTAGAGCTGAAGGATTCAAAGCAAAACGTGACGGTGATACCGGAATCTCTATTGATGAGTAAGCTAGATCTTGATAGATTCAAGTACCTCGACTATGAGACAATCAATGTCGAGGGAAAACGAATT